AATTAGATACTACATTTGCAGCCTCTGTTTTCTTGTTCTGTTTGAAGCCCGTGTCATTGGTTTGGTACGGGTTTCTTATTTAGAATCATTCTAAATTACGGTTAAATCAAAAATTAATTTGGTACTTCGGAATTGTTGTGTACATTTGTAGGGTCGAAACGGTTCGGCAATAAAAACTACCACGAAATGCAAGTAGCAACAGTAACAGTGAAATTTGAAACAAGACAACAGGCCGAGACATTTGCAACGCTTTGGGCAAGACGAACCAAAAGAGGTCATATAGTTGGTTCGGGTACTGAAAACGTAGAGGTGATTCTGCACGATGTAACGCCTGACGAATTGGAATGGGTAAAGCAGCTGATAAACGAATAAGTAACCGTGGTAGGTCGGGGGATTGGCACTTGCCATGAACCCGTTACCGCACTAAACGAGAAAGATGAAAGGATTAGACAGATACCTGACAACCGAACCCGATTGCTCATTTGACTATTGGATTGAGTACGTTATGGAAGCAATGACTGAAACATTCTTTGATGCTAATGAAGATTGGATTATGACTACCTACGGCCAATGCGACAAGTGGTTATGGAAGCTGAGACACAAATCACCGAATCAAGCCGCAGCGATTATTGAACGAGCGTTTAACATTTACCTGAGCAACTAAAGAACGATGAAAAAGACCTACGACTTCACAAAGACACCCGATGCTAACTTCGCGGATTTCTTTAAGCCGAAAAAGAAAGTATCAACCAAGGCCGAAATCAAGGCGCAGATTCAAGCGCAGTACGAGATAATGCACCAACTAATAAACGAGATATGAAACCCTTCAAACTATCCAAGACAAGCCGCGAACGGCTAACAGGAATCAAGCCTATCCTAATCGAGATAATCGAGGAGGCTATCAAGACAAGCCCGATTGACTTCGGGATACCACAGGACGGTGGACTGAGAACGGCACACCGACAGAATGCCATGTACGCGCAAGGCCGAACCGACAAGAGCAAGCCGATCATAACCAACGCTGACGGGTTTAAGAAATTCAGCCGTCACCAATCGGGCGAAGCGTTCGACATTTACGCCTACGTTGACGGCAAAGCATCGTGGGATATTCAGCATCTGACAACGATAGCCCGACACTTGCAAGCGGTGGCGAAGTCTAAGGGTGTTGAGTTGGAGTGGGGCGGTGATTTCAAGTCTATCAAAGATTTACCACATTTGGAGATGAAACGATGAAAACAGAAGAGATTTGGTTGCCAGTAATGGGTTTTGAGGGATATTACGAAGTTAGCAACCTCGGAAACATTAAAAGACTAAAAAGGATTGTTAATAATGCTCGGTCAACTCGAACTCTCGAAGAAAAGATGCTATTACCTAAAAAGACAAATAATAAGTATGGATATACTACTGTAAGCCTGTCTAAGGAGGGCAAAAGTTACGGCGCTCACATGATAGGTAGATGTGTGTATGAGGCTTTTAATAACGTAAAGATTAACGCTACGCTTACTGTTGCTCATAAGGACGGAAACAAAACAAACAATAAGTTAGATAACTTGAAAATACTAACCCGCAGAAATATTAAGCAGGTTCATAAAAGTAATACTGGAATTGTAGGAGTTAGGAAAGTAAAGGGATCGTTTCACGCATATATTAAGTTTGGCAGAAAAAGCATACTTCTACACATGTCTAAGGACAAGAACGAGTGCCGCAAAATATACCAATTAGCAAAGGCAATGATTGACGAGTATGACAAGTTGAAGACTGGAATACTAAGCAATTCAAGGGTAAACAATAAGCTGATAGTTAAAAGCCTCCCAATAAAATGACAGCCCTCGACCCAAAGCCATACCGCTACATTCTCATTGCAGCCGTCACGTTAGCCGCTATTCTTATCGCTCTCATCATATTCCTATCCGTTCAACTATGGATGAGCAACCAAAGAGAAAAGGCCGTTAACAAAGCACAGATAAACCAACTACTTCAAACGCGGCAAGATGCTGAATATAAGGTGCAACAGGCCGTTGATTCTGTCAGTATAATTCACATTGCGCTTAAAGACAACGAGGCCAAACTATCCGAATCAATTAACCGTTACAACCGACTAAAAACAAATGAACCGAATCTTACTTTACTCCGTGGTGACACTTCTGCTATCCTTGGCGAACTCCAACGGATACGCTCAGAAGTTGGTCAGGATTGACGGCAACGCTTATTACTGCAACTCCGAACCCGTTACCATCGCTTTAATAGGCGCGTGGAAATCTAAGGACAAGGTTATTGAACTTGAAACTCAGGTCACGCATTGGCAGACCCGATCCGAACTGCTTGAATTGAACATCGAGCAACTGGAGTTAATTGTCGCGGCAAAGGACACTATTATCGAGGTCGCGGATGACGTGACCGAATTGACTGAAAAAGAGGTTAAACGATTGAAGCGGCAGAAGGTGGGCGATTGGTTCAAGTCAACGCTTGGAATGGTTGCTACTGGGGTGGCGGGGTTAGGTGTCGGCATAGGCGCAGGGCTGATAATAGCTAAGTGACCTTATTTAGAATCATTCTAAATTAGCGCAAAATCAATTATTAATTTGGTAGTGTGGAAATCCTCCGTACATTTGTCAGACAAACAAACAAAAACACTACCACGATGAACGCAGGATCAAAATTTTCGGACGAATCACAATACTTTCATCTAATATGCGGAGAGCTGGCATTCGTTCAGAAAGACGTAAACGGATTTTGGTATTTCACAACAAATAGGGGCTATGATTTTCGGGAATCCGACAGGGGTGGCGTAACATCAAGGAACGTGATTCTTGTAATCTTAAGGGAGTACGATGCTGAAACAAGGGAGAATCTGAACCACGAAACAAACTAACCACCATGCAAACCAACCACATCACGGTCACCACGTTAGACGGGTGTTATCAGTTTCACGCTGCGGTTCAATTCGAGCAGGGCGGCACACGATACTACCGCGATTCAATAGCCGAAGATATACCCGACAGAGTAGTGTCAATCTACACTTATATTGAGGACGAGGTTACGGATTGGCTACTTAGTCACTTCGATGAGTGCGACCTATGCAACGATACGACCTTCACGGTAAATGACTTTCCAAGCGAGTTAAAAACAGAACCTTATACCATAGCAGAATGATCACATCGACAGAATTAGAACTGAGGCTATCCAACACGAAGATCCCGACCTTTGTACGCAACGAAGGAATCAAGGCGGTTGTTCGGCTAAAGATGGAGTGTTACGACCACATCATCACAGACCGAAAGACGCTGCATCTACTGGCCGAAGCAATAGGCGTTGAACCGATCAAGTCAGGGCGTTACACATTCATTCGCGTATTCGATGAACTTCAGAACGCGGTGGATATTCAATACGACAATGGCACTTTCTTCATATTCGGGCAAGGTGATGAGCAGTAACCTATTTAGAACGATTACAATGCACAAGACAATATTTTACCTAAAAGACTTCCAAATAAAGGAACTTGTATTGAATCAAGATTACATTGATTTTAATATGAGGGAGAACTTTATAAATTACCATGACTTCATCGAATGTGAACTCAGCAAATTAACAATTACGGGTTACCCATTTTTTAATAAAGATTATTGTGCGACAACGGTATGTGTAAGGCCGTACATAATTGGGTCTGTTAAGGTTGACGATCTTCTTAAGAGGTACATAGATAATTTCGGGGTGCTTATTGATCGTCCAAACCATTCCTGTAAAGGAGGTGGAAAATACATTGCTTCTGAATTATATCGTGTGTCTCACCATTGGATGATAGACACATTAATTCATCTACAAAATAGAGGTATGAAAAAAAAGCTAAAACATCTTCGCTATCATCATTCAGATGCAATGGTATTTCAACTTCTAAACGATAAAATAGAACATCAAGAACAACAATTAAAACAAATATCATGACACCAACTAACAATAAATCACTGCTTCATTTTATCTTCGGGCAAATGGAGAAACTAGATAATAAAGAAATAGACATTGACCAAGCTAAGGCGATGGCACTTTTAGCGAAGCAAGCTAACAACTCTCTAAAATACGAACTTGACAGGGCTAATGTTCAAATGAAATTAGCTGAACACAACTTAGACCGTATAAGAATTGATTTGAGAAACGCTGAGAGTTCTAACTTCTAACCACCTACTCACAACATTCTAACCATGCAACACACATCAACCCAACTCGAAAGGCTTAAAGACCACTTCAACAACGGAGGCAAGGTGACGCGGCTGATTGAAATCGGGTGAACAGTTGACCCATTTCTGAAAGTGAAAGCCTCCGTAACTGGGGGCTTTTTGCGTTTACGCCCTATCTCAAGGGTTCAGTTTCCCTATCGTTATCGGTTTTCGCCACATCGCATCTAGCCTATTTAAGTACGAAACTCCCTAAACTCCTTATCGGACGTTTCCCTATTCCCCTTATTTCTAAAAAACGGCACTTAGTCAAAAAAAAGGTATCGCGAAAAAACGAGTTTCGATAGGGAGATAGGGAGTTTTGTTCTTAACGTGGTAGCACTTACCGTCTTTAACAAGCTGATAACGCCAAATGCCACAACCTGATAGGGAGTGTCTAAGTTTTTTTTAGGGAGTTTGTTGTGTGGGCTTGTTTAAATGGTTATATTTGACCCGTCCGACTGACAACGGACAACCTTTATCCAGCTATGACAACAACATTTTTTAAGGGGTAAAAACAACGATAGGACTTAGCTGGAGCTACCTATTCGTTTACTGGCTTTGTCAGCCAGCCCCTTATTTTTTCGCATGACAAAGATCAGCGTATTCTACGGATTACCAAAAAAAGATACACCTCACATGGCGGAGGGTATTATGACAATTTCAGACTTTCTTAACCATGTCAAATATGGAAAATGGAAAGACCAAATTGAAGCCGTCCGTGCTATTGAGGACAAGAAAGCACGTGACAGGGTAAAGGCCAATTTACCATCAGTTACAATAGCTGGACTATTCAAGCAGCGAAAGGCTGAGATGATCATCGAGCATAGTGGTTTCATTGCCATTGACATTGATGGCTTTAATGATAAGGCCGCGTTATTATCAGACCCATACACCTACGCTTTATTCTATTCAGCAAGTGGTCGAGGTATTGCGGTAGTTGTAAAAGTGAATGGTGAAAAGCATAAGGAAAGCTACCGTTGGCTTTCTAATTACTACTATTCAACATACGGGATTGCGGTAGATGAAGCACCAAAATCACCCGCTTCACTAAGGTATGTGTCATACGATCCCGACATCTATATAAACGAACGGTCGAAAAAGTCAGGTGCTAAATCAGAACCAAAGTCACGCGTACCTTCACTACCCATAGTTCTGCCATCTAATGTTGCAGCCGAAATGTGTCAGGAGGCTGTTGGACTTGGAATAGACCTTGCACCTGATTATGAAAGCTATTTTAAGTTGGGAGTTTCTTTGGCCGCTGGATTCGGTGAAGATGGACGCGGAATGTTTCACCTTTTGTGCGGTGTATCGCCTAAGTATAACAGCACACAGGCGGAAAGAAAATATACCGAATGTATTAGAACGGCATCCAACGGCAAAATATCAGTAGGAACATTCTACTGGATGCTTAAACAAGCTGGGATTCACGCACCTAAAACAAACACACGGGCAGTTCAACTGGCAGCAATGGGCAAGAGGTCTGGGCGTGACGTTAGTGGGGTGGTTCAACAACTCGTTGAAATGGAGGGTGTTCCACGCGAACAGGCCGAACTGGTTGCAAAAGAGGTTTATGATCGAGAGGATATTGATTTACGCAATGTTTCAAATGACCCTGAAAACCTTATCGAAGGAATCATGGAATGGGTTAGGCAGAACCACCCGATCAGGAAGAATGTAATAACCCAAAAACTAGAAGAGAACGGTACGGAAGTTTCTTCAGAGCGGCTCAATAGCATATACCTACGCGCTCGGCTTATGTTCAACTCAAAGGACGTTACATTCGACCTTATAAACCGCGTTATTTTCAGCGACTTTACAAATGAGTTCAATCCAATACACGAATACATCGACAAGAACAGATACCGAAACGGAGGCGGCCACATTGATGCGTTGATACGAACCGTAAAAACAGACAGCCCGCACGCAGATATTTTTATCCGCAAATGGTGTTTAGGGTGGGTTGCAGCTATTAATGGGCATCCAGTTAGGTCTGTTCTAACTTTAGTAGGTGGTCAGAATACAGGGAAAACTGAATGGTTCAGGCGAATACCTCCACCTTCACTTCGTAAGTATTACGCAGAATCTAAACTTGACGCTGGCAAGGACGATGACATTTTAATGTGTCAGAAACTTTGGGTGATGGATGATGAAATGGGCGGCAAATCAAAACAGGATGAGAAGCGATTTAAGGAACTAACATCAAAGTCAACATTCAGCCTCCGCGCACCTTACGGACGGCACAATGAAGACTACAAACGGTTGGCTATTCTGTGCGGAACATCAAACGAAGAAGACATTATCAACGACCCGACAGGCAATACCCGAATACTTCCTGTCAAGGTTTTGAGTATAGACCATGAAGCATACAACGCCATAGACAAGGACGAACTATTCATGGAGTGTGTTCGGGCATTTGAATCTGATGAGGAGTGGCAGCTTAATAAAGAAGAACTAAGGATGCTCGATGCTATGGGTACTGATTTTGAAACCACTCCATTTGAGCGCGAGTTGATACTCAGGTTCTTTAGGCCACGGCAAGGTGGTGATATTGCTTCTCACATGAGTTCTACCGACATCAAAGACCATATCGAAACAAGGTCACGTCAGAAGATACTACGATCTAAACAGTTCGGAATTGAGTTGAAAAGGATATTCGGTGAGTCTTTTAGCAAGCGAGTCAACGGTTTTCCGACAAAAGTCTATGAGGTTTACCGATTACACGACAACGAAGCTACTACACACGAAAGCCGCGCTACCATTGGGATTGATGACTTTGACGCATTCTAATGTAGTAGCGTAGTAGCGTAGTGTATAGACATCAATGACAGCCTCTTTTAAATACGATGTGAATATTAACGATACTACTCTATATACTAAATATTAAATTTTATAAGTTACACTACTACAAAGCCCTGAAAGCCGCGCTACCATTGGGAAAAAGCGTAGTAGGGTGAAAAGTTACAACGCTACTACACGCTACTACACATGATCAAACTCAGACAATATCAAACAGAAGCAATAGACCAACTGCGGGGAGGTTTTCGGCAAGGACATCAACGTCAGGTGTTGTGTCTTGCAACAGGAAGTGGGAAGACGGTCATATTTTCTGAAATGGTCTGCCGAGCGGCTGCGAAAGGAACAAGGACGTTGGTGCTAACCGACAGAGTTGAACTCTTTGGACAAACAATGAAAGCGTTAGGGCGAGTTGGCCTGACACCTCAGTTGATCCACGCTAAAGGAAACGATACAATTGACCCGCTGGCATTGGTTAGTGTTGGAATGGTAGAAACCGTAAAGCGAAGAGTAGCCAAGGGCGCAGAATTAGCACCTCAAATGATTGTAATTGACGAGGCGCATAAGGGTAATTTCACAAGGATATTGGAAATGTTCCCAAACGCTATGATAATCGGGGCAACTGCAACTCCAGTAGGCAAGCACTTTCATAAGTATTATACGAATATTGTACAAAACACGGACATTCCAGAACTCGTTGAACTTGGTTACTTGTCAAGATGTCGCGCCTTTCAGATGCAGGATGATTTAAGCGACCTTGAAACGAAGGCAGGGGAATACACCGATGATAGTTTATTTGGTCACTTCAATTCTCAGAAACTATTTGACGGAGTTATAGACCAATATAGATCGAAGGCCAACGATAAGAAAACAATCGTATTCAACGTGAACATCAAACACGCTGAAAACATGACCAAGGCTTTCAATGACGCGGGCATAAGGGCTGAATGTGTGACAAGCAATACACCAAAAGACGAACGATCAAGGATACTTAACGCCTTTTCTAATGGGCATTTTCCAGTATTGAACAATTGCGGAATACTTACTACGGGATATGATGAACCAACAATCGAATGCGTAATAATGAACCGAGCGACAAAGAGCCTACCATTATGGCTTCAATGTTGCGGACGTGGTTCAAGAACCATTCAGGATGTCAAGGATGAGTTCATCGTTCTTGATTTTGGAATGAATCACGACCAGCACGGTATGTGGGCAGAAGCGCGTAAATGGAAAATAGAGCCACCACGCAAGAAAAAAAAGGCTGACACCGCTCCAGTCAAGGAGTGTCCGAAGTGTCAATCACTTGTATTCGCATCTGCACGAACTTGCCGTTACTGCAATCATTCGTTTCCATTTGAAGCAAAGGAACTTTCAGAAGGGAAGATGGTTGAGATGTCATTACGCATACCAACAAACCTTGAAGGTCGAAAAATCAGTAGCCTTAATTTATTGGAGTTGATAGAACTTGAGCGATCAAAGGCTTACAAACCAACTTTCATTTGGAGGGTAATTAGGTCAAGGGGCGAACAGTCAATAAAAGACTATGCGTTAGTTAAGAAGTATTCAAGCGGATGGGTTTATAGACAGAAACAAGAAATGCACAATTCACAATTTAAAGACTACGTACTAAGATGAGCGACATAACAGAAGCTAGACTTCAATCAGATTGCTTCTTGTGGCATTGGAACACTCGACCGAATGAACGGGGGTTGCTTTTCATGGTTCACAACGCCCCAAAGAACGCGATTGACGGGGCGAGGCTTAAAGCAATGGGGATGGTGGCGGGAGTAAGCGACATGATCTACCTGCGCGATGGGTTGCCGCCTTTGTGCATAGAGTTAAAGCTACCCGATGGGATACAGTCAAAGGCTCAGAAAGAATGGCAGAAGGTGGCCGAATCGGTTGGATGTGAGTACGTGATCATTCGCAGCTTTGAGGAGTTTAAAGACGTTATTTAGAATGAAGGTAGTAGAATTATTCGCGGGAAGTAGATGCGTAGGACGCGCGGCTGAATCTCTTGGACATGAAGTGTTCAGCGTTGACTGGCAACCGTTCGATAGTATCAATTGGGTCGGTGACATTGCAGACATGACAACTGAATCCGTGCCGTTCATTCCTGACTTCGTTTGGGCTTCGCCAGATTGCACCACTTATACAATAGCAGCTATCAGTCACCACAGGAACGGGGCTGAACCAAAATCAGACTACGCCAAGAAATGCGATGCGGTCAATCAACACTTCATTGCGCTAATTGACCAATGGTTAACGGTCAATCCCGACATGGTTTTCTTCATTGAGAACCCGCGCGGAATGATGCGTAAGATGCCTTGGATGCAACGGTTCAGGCGTGAAACGGTGTGGTACTGCCAATACGGTGACGATCGGGCGAAGCCTACGGACATTTGGACAAACTCAAAGTCATGGCAACCGCGCCCAATGTGCCACAACGGAAACCCGAACTGTCACCACGAATCTGCACCACGCGGAAGCCGAACAGGAACGCAAGGACGGAAAGGTAGTTACGACCGTAGCCGAATACCTGAACAACTATGCGTTGAGGTCTTGGAAAGCGTATCGCGTCCGATAATTCAGCTACCACAGTTCACGCTTGACCTTATTTAGAATCATTCTAAATTACACCCAAACGAATTATTAATTTGTCCATGTCGGAATGATGCCGTAGATTTGACAAAACAAAAACAGAGAACAGATGCCAAATTACAGAAACGTGTATAAGTCCGACCACCTAGGGGTTGTTGACTTGGAGGAATTGGTCGAACAAGGTAAGCCGCTTGTGTTCACCGTGACGAAAGTCAAACAAGAAGAAGGCGCGATGGTCGCAGGGAACAAGGGCAACTTCAACATCGCCTACTTCAAAGAGGGCATTAAGCCGTTGGTTCTCAACGCTACCAACGCCAATACCATAAGAAGGCTTGGCGGTTTCGGAACAGACGTTGACACTTGGCTGAATTTGGCCGTTGAACTGTACATTGATTCATCCGTCAAAATGAAAGGTCAGGTGGTCGGAGGTGTTCGGATAAGGACAACAAGCCCAACTCCACGGGTTGAGGTGTCAGATACTTTAGCCATCGCTGCATTATGCGCGGCAACTGACCTCGGACAGCTTAACGCAATATGGAAGGGGCTGGGTGCAGATGAGAAGAAACTAGCTACCGTGATCAAAGTGGCACAGGATATTAAAGTTAAACTAGCTGAGAAATGAAACCACACTTCAACATAGAACAAGGTTCGGACGAATGGCATTTGATCCGACAGGCAAAGGTAGGCGGCTCAACGTCAGGCCAACTTCACGTAAAGTCAGACACGCTACTGGAGCAGCTGCTTTCAGAAATGGCCGAACCGTTCCAAGTACCTGACGAGGGGTTCATCACAGCACCAATGCAACGGGGCAAAGACCTAGAGCCGTTGGCTGTTGCCGAGGTTGCTAAATACACGGGGCTGTCTTTCATGTCGGTCGGGTGGCTTCAATCAGATGAGTGCGAATTGATAGGCGCAAGTCCAGACGCGATAACCGAAGATCTGACAGAGATCATTGAAACAAAATGCCCGAACGCCAAGACGCATATCAGCTACCTTCGTGCAGGGATAGTTCCAATAGACCACGTTGATCAAGTGGTGCATTACTTCGCGGTTCATTCCGAATTACAGAAGGTTCACTTCGCTTCGTATCGCCCCGAATGCATCAAGCCGTTGTTCGTTAAGACCATAACAAGGGACTCGGTTGTGAATGTCGGGACGAAGGCGAGGCCAGTAATGCTATCAGTTGGCGATTACGCTAAAGAGAAGGTAACACTTGCCCAATCATTGACGGTCAGATTAAAAGAAGAAATCAATAAACTAAACGAAATATGAAGCAGTTAAAAGGTACTATTCACAGCATTACCCCGATTGAAACGGTCGGGGCTAACGGAACTCAAAAGCGGTCAGTAGTCTTAAACACGGGTGACCAATACAATCCGCACGTTGCTATCACATTCATGGGCAAGTCAATTGACAAGGCGGCTAACCTCCGAGTAGGGCAGGACGTTACGATTGACGTGAACATCGGCAGCCGAGAATATAACGGTAAGTGGTTTACCGAAGTAAGCGGATGGAAGGTGGCAATTGATAACGATGAGTTACCATGACAAAGAACAACGACCAATTCCGCGAACTAATGTATAGGCACAATGAAAACATTGACCTAGCCGTTGCTGAGTTACATCAAGAGTTGATGGTAACGATGTTCGAAGGCAGAATGAAGGAAGATAGATTCAAACCACCCGTCAAGGATGTGTTTCTTGAAGTGTGCAGGGAGTTCACCGTTACGCCTGAAATCGCATTGGCAAAGACGCGGATACCATACGCAACCACACCGCGCCACGTTATTCGATGGTATCTTACGAGGCGGCTTGAATTGACTGGACACCTAACGGCAAAGGTCACCAACTCAGTCAACCACGCTACGGTAATTCATTCGACCAAACAAGTTGACAATTGGATGCGAACAGATCTGGCGTTCAAGGCGAAGGTTGAAAGGATAGTCAACAGGCTAGAAAGAAATGCAGCATAAGACCACACCTTCATTCACGTATCAAGGCAGAACTTTCCGATGCGTTGGAACTTTCAGAACAGCCAACGGATGGGAGCATGATGTACAGGATATTGAAACAAGAGAAGTAAAACGAAAGCCCGATTCATGGGTTGTAAAAGCAATGAAATGAAAGCCGAAACATTCACACTATTGGCGTTGACATCGTTGGTTGTTATTGTTGTCCACTTATACTCAGCACTCACATACCATGAACCACCAATACCCCCGTGCGGTGACTTCCACAACTGCCGAATCATTCAGATAGACACGGATGGGGACTCGGCCACATACAGCGCGATTCTGACAGACACTTGCCGACATTCGCGCCTAGTTCACTTCAAGGCCGAAGCTGATAGGTTCAATGCAGGTGACACGGCTCAGGGCAATTTCTTTGGGCAATCAAAATAAATAATTACATTTGCAAACATGGGAACACGATTAGGCGTTGAGCCGCAAAGATTCAGATACACCGCCATTCTTGAGGACGGCACGAAGATTACCAAAGTCTGCTCGCTTCAAAGGTTTGTTGAAGGGTTGCCTCAAGAGTTGGGGATTAAGTACGCGACATTGGCGAAGAACAAATGCTCGTTCACACATAAGGGCGTTAAGTTTGAGCGTAGGAGGATAGTTGAAACCGTAACCAAAAAAGAGATAGTAGGATGACACCGCTTTTGATAGTAATCATAATCGCATTGCTCGGTTTCATTGGCTTCATGAAACTTCGGATTGATTCGCTCAAGGCCGACTACGATGCGCTACTTGAACAGGCATCGAAAGACCATGCGAGCAACCGAACGGAGTTAGCTATCTGCAAAACAAACTACGCCATCATAAAGGAAGCAAACGAACGCATGAAGGCCGACCGCGCTAATCTGTATTTTAGGAATGAGAAGGGGCAGATCGAGGCGATAACTCCGAAAAAATAAACAGGTGTGGTTGCAGACCTTTACAACAGCCTTAGAAATGACAGAGATCTGATGACAGCGGCACAACGAATAGCGGGTAACAAATGGGAGGACGTGGTTCAGGAAATTGGAATAGTTCTGTGCAGTAAGACAGAACCCGAACTAGAGAAGATACAACCTTACTTTCGCTTTTGGTGCATTAGAACGATGACGAACATGATGAGCCGAACGGGTGCAATCGGAAGTAAGGAGGCAATGATCGACAGGAATGTTGACGTTGCATTGTTGTTCGATGGGTTGCAAGATCATGAAGCCAACACCGACACCGAAACCGCAACTCAGGCTAACGCGATACTGGAATCCCTGCCGTGGTACGAACGAGAACTATTTAAGGAATATGCAGAACAAGGAACGCTCAGGCGCGTGTCTGCTGCAACTAAGATACCATTGATGTCTGTTCATCGAACGGTTAAAAGCGTGAAGAAAACAATCAGAAAGAAGTTAAGATGACAATACTTGCAGGGGCATTGATGGCGGTAGTGGCAATGGCGGTGACGCAGTTCACCAAGCGGATACAGTTCAGGCCGTTCAACTGCGAGTTGTGCATGACCTTTTGGTTGTCCACTATCTTCGCGGTGTTCCACTACCTACCGACCCATTGCGTTATATTCGTTGGGATGGCATTATTCACCCGTCAAGCACTTTGGAGATTATGGCCTACGATGTTTTAACGGACGAAGAAATGAAGTGGCTCGATGAACATAGGTCAACGATAATGCAATTTGCAAGCGGTGAGTTCGCAGGTCACGTCAGCATTGAAGATAGGTCAATGTATCACAATTTAGCACAACGGATAGTAAAATTTAATTTTATGGTATGCTGGACGTGTGGTTCAAGCATTCAGCACATCGGTAATTACATTAAAAACGGATTAGGATGGTAATATTCACACTACTTTACAACGATCACAAGATCATTGACGCAAGTCTAAATCAACTTAGAAAGACAAATGTTTTAAACTTGCCGATCATAGCGGTAGATAACAACTACCCTAACTTATCGCAGGCGCAAGTAACTCGGCTAAAGAATAAATACAGGATTACTATCATAGGCGAAAGAGTGAACAGAGGGTTGTCAGGCGGATACAACGAACTGATCAACTCACACCCTGATATTAAACACGCTATCCTGTTCGACTGTGATAGCTACCCAATAACAAAGGGATGGGATAAGGCATTGATTGACGTTATTCAATCGCCAAAAGTGGCCTACCTGTCATTGATGTTTGACGTGGCAAAACGAGAAATGCAAGAGAGGGGGTTCAAACCGTGGTGGCATGAAAGCGGTCATGTTGTATGGAAGCCATCACAGGCTTGCGTTCAATCAATTTCGTGTGCCGACTTAGACTACCTTCGAGAAATAGGAGGCCTAAAAGAGCCAAAGAAATACTACGGAGGACTAGAGGGGGCAATGTTCAGATATTGGAATGATGACCATCAAATAGGTTACATTGACGGGGTTTACGAAGTGCAGCACCCCGACCACTTCAAAATAGATCCTAGCTACAAGGCTTACAAATGGGCATACGCACACGAAGGATATAACGGTAGCTTTGAGGATTATCTAAAATCAAAGAAATGAAAGCAACTAAAAGAAGTTTAGCAAAGTTTCAAAAGTCAGTTGAGACTATGCTCGGAGGCACGTTTCACCACCATGTTCACATATTGGCAGACCTGTTTGAAGGAGGTGATTATTTGGAGATTGGAAGTTATCAAGGCGGGTCAGCATTAGCGGCATCACAAAAGCCGTGCAGAATGACGTTAGTGGATGCAGGCATTTACAACAATGGGTGCATAGAACAGAACCTACAAGGCAAGGATTTCAGGCTACTGATCGGTGACTCTAAACAAGTGGACTTCTATGATAGGATGTATGACCTCATCTTTATTGACGGAGATCATTCAATGGCGGGAGTGGCTGCAGATTGGAACAACACAAAGGGGCTGATAAAAGATGGTGGGTGCATTGCCTTTGATGACTACGGTGACACACAGTATTGCCCCGAGGTGAAGATGGCCGTTGACCAAATAGACTTTACGGGCTTTGAAGTAATTGGACAACTACCCAACATTGGGGCGTACCCGATAACCGACCTGAACAACATCTTCATAGTTAGAAAAAAAAAGGCATGATGGAACTGGCAATAATAGGCGCGGGAGGGTTTGGACGTGAAACCCGTCAATGGGCTTTGACATCACAGCTAACTGGATTATTCCCGTACACGTTCTACGTCTCCGACCACATGGCGAAGACACCGAACCGACCGCTTTCGCAATTGGACTTTGAGCGTTCACTTGCCGTCATTGCAGTAGGTGACCCGAAAGGCAGAAAGTCAATACTCGACACGATCAGACCGCAACAGCGTTTTGCCAATGTGATACATAAGACGGCCATAATCGAAAGCAAGCACGGAAACGGTTGTATCTTCTGCCCGTATTCCGTTGTGACCGTTGACTGCACTATTGGCAACCACTTACACATGAACCTCCACAGCGACATAGGTCATGACTGCATCATTGGTGACTTCGTAACGCTTGCACCGGGTGCGCGTGTCTCAGGCAACTGCAACATAGGCAATGGCGTTTACATCGGAAGCAATGCGGTTATCCGCGAAGGAGTGACAATAGCCGCGTGGTCGATCATTGGGGCTAATTCCGTAGTTTTACAGAACATAACAGAATTAGGCACGTATGTTGGCGTACCTGCAAAGAGAATCAAATGAGAGCAACATTCACAATTCAGGATGGTGAGTTTGAGGTTGACATCACAACCAAAAAGACAAGCTACAAAGCGAAAGGCACGATAGTACTGGACGAGGACGCTCAGGATGTTCGGGCAGCTATTGAAAGCCTGACGCGTATAATCATTGCCAAGTCAGACAACTACACGCAATCCAAAAGCACGTTGAACAAATGAGAACGACCCTACTGATATTCGCACTTGCATTGATAGGCTGCGACAAGACCGAAACACCTTGCTGCAAGACGGTAATCAATATGACTTACCACGTATCAATGCAAGAACCATATCTTGGCGGCAAGTTTTGGCGGGCTACTTACATGGACTGTAAGAACAACATCACGAATGAAAGCGTAAGCGAATACCCATCCGATAATCCACCGTTGGCAATCGGTCAAGAAATATGTGAGTGATGATTAACAGGCCATGGAAAAGATAGGGGAATTTGAACGAGAGGTTATTTGTGCTGTAAAAATTCAAACAGAACTTAACAGCGTTGGTAAGCTACTATGGAACATGAGTGGTTTGAGTCAATGCGACAGACCGCCCGAATTAAGCCCGACTGAAATGCAGTCTTTAGGACTTGATTATGATAGCCGTGTTGCGTCTATACTCGGTCTATATAAATACGTACTCAACAAATAATCATGCACCCTACACGGATATTCAAATCACCTGATGAACTTCTCGAAGCGTGGGAACAGTATAAGACTTCACTTACGGAGGAGGCTAAGAAGTGGCCTGTAACGCAGTATGTCGGAAAGGACGGGGTGAAGATGACGGATTATCCAAAGCTACCGTTAACGCTTGAGGGTTTTTACGTTTATGGGTATCGACATTATGGAACTGTCAAGTCATACTTCATTAACGAAAGGGAACTCTACGGAGATTTTACGACTATCTGTTCACGTATAAAGGAAGAAATACGCCACGACCAAATAACAGGTGGGCTACTTGGCAACTACAATCCAAGCATTACCCAACGTCTAAACGGACTGACTGAGAAGACACAGACCGAAGTGACCATCGAACAAAGCCCGTTCAAATCATTGATGCTTGATGTTCCAACAAACGACAGCCCAAAGTAAGATCGCCGCACTCCGCAAGCGGGTGAGGGTAGTTCAGGGCGGCACGTCATCGAGCAAGACGTTCACCATCATTCCTATGCTGATAACCTACGCTATTCAAAGCAAGGGCGCGGAAATAAGCGTAGTTGCCGAATCAATCCCACACCTTCGCAGGGGCGCGATACGTGACTTTTTGAAGATAATGATCGACATAGGCAATTACAAAGAGGCCAATTGGAACAGAAGCACGTTAACCTACGTATTCAACAACGGCAGCTTCATTGAGTTTTTCTCAGCGGATCAAGGCGATAAGCTACGGGGTGCAAGGCGTGACGTTCTATTTGTGAATGAGGCCAATAACATCAGTTGGGATGCGTACCACCAACTGAGCATTAGAACAAGGCGGTTCATCTACATTGACTACAACCCAACGGCTGCATTTTGGGCGCACAATGAACTGATAGGCAAGCCCGACACGGACTTCGTTATCCTGACATACAAGGACAACGAGGCACTTGAACCTGCGATAGTCAAAGAGATTGAGGCAGCAAGGGAGAAGGGCGCAACGTCAAGCTATTGGGCTAACTGGTGGAGGGTCTATGGATTGGGCGAGGTCGGTTCATTGCAGGGCGTTGTTTTCAAAGAATGGCAGCAGGTCGAATCAATGCCCACTACTTACAAATGGAAGGCTTACGGCTTGGATTGGGGGTTCACTAACGACCCGACCGCGTTCGTTGAGGTCTGCGAGTTTGATGGCAAGCTATGGTTGAATGAGGTACTTTACGAAACCAACCTGACAAACAGCGACATTGCGGCCAAGCTATCGAATTACAAGCAATGGGAGGTCATAGCCGACAGCGCAGAACCTAAGAGTGTGGAGGATTTGAGGCGGCACGGCTTTAGAATACGGGGGTGCAAGAAGGGCGCGGACAGTATCCGTATCGGACTGGATAAGATGCAACAGATGCCACTAATGGTCACGTCAAGCAGTCTCAACTTCATCAAAGAACTACGCGGCTACATTTGGCAAGTGGACAAGAACGGAGAAACAACCAACGACCCCATAGGATCAGATCACTTGATTGACGCGGCACGGTATTGCATCATGGAAAAACTAAACGCCCGAAGCGGCACATACACAGTAAGATGAAGATAGGCTACATTGTACAATCAGATGACGTTGGAGGCGTTGAATATCATAGACTATACAAACCCCTGTCATTGTTAGGCTTAGACGTTACGCGTTGCGTAGGCGTTGATAAGGGAATACTTGAACACGGCTTTGATGTGGTAATATTTAACCGATGTATGCCTTGCCTAAAGCAATCCGAACTGATAGCAGACCTGAAAGGCGAGGGTGTCCATGTAATATGCGACCTTGACGATACCTGGGTATTAGATGGCGGCCACTACCTTACGAAGTCATGGAAGCAATCTAAACTAAAGACGCGGATCATCGGGGCAATTTCGGAGGCTGACGAAGTGTGGGTCACGCACCAACATTTAGCGGAACTCACAGGGCGATTGAATCCGAATGTTCACATCATACCGAACGCGATAGACACCGAAGACGCGCAATGGCAATCACATCGCAACGGCAACGGGCGCATCGGATGGGTTGGAGGCATTACACACGTCAACGACATTCTATTGACTGTCAACGCATGGGGCGAAGTTGAGCCGATCATTTGCGGATACCAACAGAATGAACCCGAATGGAAACGGTTGAGCGACAAACTGCCTGCTACCTACGTGAAGGGTTTAGATGTTTGGAACTACGCACAGCTTTACGAGCAGTTCGACATAGCTATCGCCCCGTTGACAGATTCGACATTCAACACGTATAAGTCCAATTTGAAGATATTGGAAGCAGGCGCAAAGGGCAAGCCGATATTCGTTCAGGATATGCACCCATACACGGATAAGGCCACAGGCATCCACCACGTCACGGACTGGAATCAAGCAATAGCTGAGGCCAAAGCAATGAGCGAGCAACAGATTCAGGACGAAGGGGCTGCATTAAGGCAGTATGTCGCTGAAAATTACGACCTTCGCAAAGTGAATGAACTGAGATTAAAGAGACTACAATGACTATAAACGTGCCGAGATCATGGTCAGATGTGACCGTTGGCGAATATCAAGCCTTTAGACAACTTCTGAAAGAGGATGGTGACCCGTATCTAACGGAGTGCGCTATCATAAGCACGTTCACAGGTGCAGACATGAACGACATCATGGCAATAACCCGTGAAGATCATGGCAAGATAATGACCAAACACCTAGCGTTCCTTTCAAGCGAAGTAACGGGCAAGCTAAAGAACCGAGTGAAATTGGGTGGCAAGTGGTATCACATCGAGACAGATCTAAAGAACATCACGGGTGGGCAGTATATCGACCTTACTCACTTTATGAAGGATGAGAACGTGGACGCAAACCTCCACAACCTTATCGCGTGTCTATGCACACCATTGAAGTTCGGCATTTGGAAGCAACCTTACAACGGCAAGGATCATGCAGCGGTGGCCGAGCAAATTAAGTCAATGCCGATAACCTACGTCAAACCCATAACCGATTTTTTTTTATCCAGTTACGTGGAATTGTTGACCAATATCGCGGCCTATTTAATGAAAACAGGAACGGAGATGAAAGAACGGGCAATGGAGCAGCTGATCAGTTCATCAACGTCTATGGATGGCTTTACTCAATACACGGCCTCACGAACGGCAGGCGGGAACTTTGGGATTTCTACCTCAACATGAACATAATAGAACTGTTCAACACCATGACGTTCTTTAAACACATGGGAATCTACGAACGCCAAATGGAACGAAAGAATGGCAAGGGAGTTTAAGAATATTCAGGCGCAGCTTGAGGTCTATGGTGGCCTGTTCGTTCAGCGATTGGGTGACCAATTGGACGCGAACAACACCAATGCAAGCGGGGCATTAAAGGGTAGCATTGAACTCACGCTAAAATCGGAGGGCAAAGGCTTTTTGATTGATGCTTTAGAATATTGGGGTGCGGTTGATGAGGGTAGAAAGGCAGGGAAGCGACCACCCGTTAGCGAATTGATGAAGTGGTTGTCATATCCCAACGTCCGTGACAAGATTCGATTCGGGGCAAGTGACAAGGCTTTTGGTGAAAAGGAAATGAAGTCATTGGCGTTCTTGATAGCTAGAAAGATAGGCCGACAAGGAACGAAAGGAACGAACTTCTTCACCAATGTTTACAACTCAGACATAATTGATGACATGGTTGGCGCGATAGCTGAAGGTGCGGTTACAGATTACGCGGCTGCATTGGATGAGATAATCAGCAACTTCAACAGAAACAGATAGGGCGGTTCTTATATTCATAAGAGTAAACCTATCTCAATATGGCAGTAGTAATAGTTGACACTCCCGATGATTTCGGGTTAGTAAACAACGATAATACCTTCGTGTTCTATTCTACCAACTACACGGCCACACAGCGGTTTCAGATTCTTATTCTCCCTTACACCTACCCGACAGATCCTATCATTGCGACCTTTCGGGTATATCCGCGACCATCGACTGACGGCAATGTGAACCGTGCTTTCTTCGACCCTTCGAGAACGCTGCAAAGCCTTATCAGTTCTGACATTGCCATACCATCGGCCAATCATCAAGGCTTTATCCAATGCCTTAACAGTCATACGGAATACAACCTACTTGTAAGGGAGGAGGACAAAGACGCGGCAGGCGTGTATCAACTTGGCGATCTTACGATCAGTTCGGTTAAGAGTGTGTGGAATGGAGTAAAGAAGCACGTTGATTGGCTTGACTTCGACTACAATCTGTACATCATGGGTACATCGGCCAATCGTTTCCTGACCGAATCGCCCCGCACAATCTACCTGAACGATGACCAAAGTCAGTTTTTGCACTTCATAAGCACATCGTCCACCAATGGATTTGAATACACCATCAACGTTTTCAATTCGGCAGGCACTCAAACCTTCACATCAAGGGTATCGAATCCGAACGCGGCAAGCATAGCAAGCGGCTACGGGTATAAGTACCTTCGGATTCCAGTAGGCAGCTACGACATTGCCAATGTTGACCCTGCATTAGCGACCACCGCAGGTATTAACACCTGCTTAGTTGGCGCAAGCTATTACACCATCAAGCTAACACGTTCGGGAGTTGCCAAAAGTGAAACCTTCACATTCTACCTTAATCAGAAATGCACGAAGTACACACCTATTCGTCTGCAATGGCTCAACCGTTTGGGCGGTTATGATGCGTTCAACTTCACATTGAAGAGCGAAGAGACAACAGATGTCAAGAGGGCTAACTTCGTTCAACAGCCGAGGGTGTTCAGCGGCACGGGGTGGGATTACACAAAGATGTCGAGAGGCCGAACGGAATACGACACTCAGGAAATGGTTACTTTGAAGGTTAATACAGACTACCTGACAGATGCAGAAAGCGCATGGATGGCCGACCTGTTCGGGTCTCCAGTCATTTATCAAGAGATCAACAATGAATTGATCGCGGTTAACATTGACGGCAAGAGCATTAGTAAACAGACATCATTGAATGATAAGCTGATGCAGTACACTTTCGACATCGACTACTCAATGACAAATACTAGACAACGTGGTTGAGGTACTGATCGAGGGTAGGAGATTGGATGTGTTCGAGGGGTTTGACTTCTCGTTCAATTACGGTATTGCCGACATCCGCGACCCGAACAAACGAAGCACGGAATACACTAAGACCATCCGCTGCCCATCAACCCCGAACAACGACCTTCTGTTCGGTCACGTTTACGATGTGAACATCAGCAACCCGTTCAACTCAGGTAGCACTAACATAGAGGTAAATTTCAACCCGAACAAGAAAGCCGAATGCAGGGTAATTGCAGACGGCATTGAGGTAATGGGTGGCGTGGTTCAATTGCGACAGGTTACTATTGACCTGTCTCGATACACGTATGAGGTCATCTTCATAGGAAAGCTGAAGAATATATTCTCCGTTTTGGGCGATGACCAACTTAACGGATTTGATGACAATGGATTGCCTCTAATTGACTTTAGCGACCTTGACCACATCCTATCACATACGGACGTTGAATCAAGTTGGTACAACACAACGGGCTACACCTATCCATTAATTGACTACGGACTATCGTGGGAGTTCGATGGAGACAATAGACGCATTTATGATGTGGAGGACTTTCGGCCTGCGGTGTTTCTAAAGACCATCGTTGATAGACTGTTTGCGTATGCCAATTATACCTATACATCCGCGTTCCTTTCGTCTCCATTATTTGAGAAGTTCATTATTCCGTGGTACTCGGAAACCTTCACGCTGACGGAAGATCAAATAAACGAACGGCAAATGATAGCCGAATCGGATGTTGATCAAGAGGTGTTAGCAGGACTTACACCGATAATGATCCAGAACACTCAATATGGATTCAAGCGGTTAGAGTTTGAAGACTACGTTGACACTAACGGACAATGGAATCCAACAAACGACACATTTTCACCTGCATTTATCGGCTACAATGAGTTCAATGTAAACCTAAATTTCACGGTTACTAGAATACAGCCTAACGTGGTCGGTGACGTGTTGCCTGCATTGTTACAAGTGTATCGGTTAAGTGGAGGCAATACGACCATCGTTGATGCGGTTGTATTCGACATTGATATTCCAGAGAACACGGGCGGCACGGGACAAACGGCAACCACTAACTTTCAATGGTCATCAATGCAGTCGTTAGGATTCATTGGCGATGAGTTTTGGGTAGAGATATGGTTCGAGCAATTAGCCATCACATTCATGCTTGGAGACTTCACCGTTGAAATGAACGAGGGAAGTAGGTTTTTCAATGTCGTATCGGAGCAACAGATATTTGAAGAGGCGGATGTTTACATGAATAATTTCATCCCGAACGTCAAGATGGCCGACCTTCTTCTTTCGGTGTTCAAAATGTTCAATCTTTATGTTGAGGTTGACCCGTTGGATGAAACCAATCTCATAATTGAGACACGGTTCACATATTATGCGGGTGGTTCGAATGTGGACTGGACGCACAAACTAGCACGGGATAAGACCATCACAATTCAACCGCTAGGGCTGCTTACTGCAAAGGAATACACCTATACCTACGAAGAGGATGAGGATTATTACAACCAACGCTATCAAGATTCAAAGGGCTACACATACGGCAGAAGGAAGCGGTCAATAGATAACGACTTTGTGACATCGAAGAACGTTCAAAGCATTGTATTTTCTCCGACCCCGTTAGTGAACGATGGAAACTCTTCGCGGATAATTCCAAAGATATACGATGCAGACATTGAAGAAGGACGTAAGCCGACATCAATAAACATCAGAGTGCTTTATTATGCAGGTGTGCTACCTTCTGCGCCAACGTGGAAATACAGATACAACGCGGGAACTACCATACAACAGAAGAGCGTATATCCGTATGCAGGCCACTTAGACAATCCGATCACACCGACATTTGACCTTAACTTCGGCATACCGTCCGAACTGTACTACACGGCCAATGGGTTCACGGGAACGCTGCAATACACGAACGCCAATCTGTTCAACCTATACCACAAAGGCTATTTGGATGAAGTGTCAGATAAGGATTCAAAGGTTATGACGGGGATGTTTCAACTAAGTGCATTGGACATCTTCAACCTGAATTTCAGGAATCAGATAATCATTGACAATTGCTACTGGAGACTCAATAAGATAATGAATTACAACCCGTTCAGCGATGGTCTGACAAAGGTTGAACTGATAAAGGTTAGGGATGTAATACCATTCGTTGCCACCACTTTCACCAATGGCACGGGCGGCACAGTAGGTAGTGGGTTGAATTGGGAAGATAGACCCGTGACCAATCGAACTAGCAAAACGAGCAGCAACGAACTACCCGAATTTCAAGGCACGGTCAATGGGCGATTCAATCGAGTGTCATCAGCGGCCTTCGGTTATGGCATTACAGGCAACTACAATTACATAGGTGACGGCAGCTATAACGTGACCATCATTGGAAACAGGAACGCGGTTGTGAACGGGGCGTACAACGTGACCATAATCAACACAGAAGGCGTGACCGTTGGGCAGTCCAACGTCACGGTGTTGGATGGCGAGTTCACCTACCCGATAAGCGTAATAGACGGAGGCTTTGACATTGCACTCGACCCTAACGACCAATCATTGATAAGGGTGGTCGATGGAGGGTTCAACATAGTTCAAGCGATTAACACAACAACCTTAACAAATTTGATCAATGGCTAATACAATGAACGCGCGTCAGATAATGAAGCGCACGGCAACGGCAAGCACTATACCAACAATTCCATCTTCGTCAGACCATACGGACGGCACATGGTTAGCTACGGATATTTACAAGGGCGAGATGTTCTACAACGAGGCGAATGATTCGCTTTGGACACGCGGCACAAATGGCATTGTTCATTTGGGAGGTCGGGCGAAGTTGGTTATACCAACGGCTCAGGTGTTGACACTTAACAGCGTTCCAGTTGCCTTCGGGTTGACCGTTCCAAGTGGGTATTATGCGCAGGTACTTGGGGCTTCGGCTTCCATCGTTTACAACAGCGCAGCCTATGCCACAAACACGCAATTGCAATTGACAAACGGAGGCGCGGCAGCACTTGGAACGATAGGGAATAACTTTCTTGCATCGACCGTGAGCAAGACCACCACATCATATTCACCTGAAAATCCGACCGCAGGACAAACCCAAGTGCTTACGGCCACCGATGTTTTCGTAATCGCTAGAACAGGCAACCCAACGGCAGGCGATTCAGACATCACAGTTTACCTCACCTATGTTCTAATTAAAATATAATGGCCGACACTAAAAAGGTTATCATTGATCTTGAGGTTCAGGACGATGATGTTTCGGCAGCGTTGAAGAGTGTTGATAAGCAACTCGACAACACAAAAGACCGCGTTAAGAACCTAAAGAAAGAGACGGATAAAACGTCTCAGGCAATGTCATCGGGCTTCAAAGCAGGTGCAGATGCCGCGTCAATAATCCCCGGACCTATTGGACAAGCGGCTACGGCAATGAGCGGTCTAACATCAGGCGTTGCAAATTTCGTTACGGGTTTAAGCAAGGTCAGAATCGCAGTTATAGCAACGGGTGTAGGCGCGTTCGTGTTGGTCATCGGAACGCTCATAACCTACTTCACCGAAACGGAGAAAGGGGCGCAGAAATTACGGGTTGTAATGGCAGGTCTTGGCGCGGTTGTGCGAACGGTTGCCGATGCTATAATGACGTTGAACTTCTCAGACCTCACATCGAAGATCAAGGACAACACGAACGCGGCTATTGCGAACGCCAACGCATTGAATAAGGTTGAAGAGGCCGAAGGTGACCTGACTGTAAAACGTGCCGAGGCGAATAAAGAAATAGCAAAAGCGCGACTGATAGCCGATGACCTTACAAAGTCAACAGAAGAACGTATCGCGGCAGTTCAGAAAGCGGGTGCGATTGAAGAGGCGGTGGCGCGTGAAGAGTTGCAGATTGCGGCAATGAAGCTGAAAGCGTTGGAGGACAACATGAACCGAAAGGCCGATGCAAGCGAAGAGGAACGTGACCAAGTTGACGAAGCGAAGGTTAGGATGGCAGACCTTGAACGCGAAACCATCATGCGCCAAAAGCGGTTAGGTTCGGAGGTTCAGGGATTGAAGAACGAAGAGGCAGCGGCTGACAAGGAAAGAGACGCACAACACTTGGCGGATAAGAAAGCAAGGAATGACGCTGAGTTGCAACTGGCTAAAGAACGGGCTGATGAGTTGGTGAAACTAGAGGCTGAACGCGCTAGAAGATTCGAGGAAGTTCAAAAGGCTGAAAAGGAAACCAAGGACTGGTTTGACGAGCAAAAAGCAAAAACACAAGAAGAAAAGGACGCTCTTGAAATAGAAAGGGCATTACAGGCCGCAAAAGATAAGCATCAGATAGTTTCGGAAGCTATCTTTTCACTAAACCTTGAATCGAATGAAAAATTAGCATTATGGGACGAGGCTAATAAATTGCTTGAATCCGAACTGTTCGAGATCGAAACGGCAATGATGATCGAGGATGAGCAGAAACGACAAGACGCGATACAGGCAGTAAAAGATAAAGCGGCAGCACGAGATAAAACCGCACAAGAAAAAATATTAGAGGAAGAGAAACGAATAAGAGAACTTAAAATACGGGCGGCTCGAAGTTTAGCATCAACGCTTGGGTCTATTGGTGACTTGCTACAACAGCAAGGTCTTGAGAATACGGCAGCGGCTAAAACGCTGGCAGTTGCTCAGATTTTGATCGACACTGCAATAGCTATTTCAGGCGCAATAGCTACTGCAACAAGGGCAAGCGCATCCCCGTGGGATATGATTGCAGGTATCGCGGCAGGTATTGCGGCAGTTGTTTCGGGCATCGCATCTGCAACCTCGATATTGAACAAGGCAAATGTAGGGGGTGCAAGCGCGTCATCACCATCAGTAGCATCCGTATCTTCAATGGCCTCTGCCGCTCCACAGATAGCACCCGTCACGACCAACACGACCCAATTAGGCAACACCGAACAGGCTGAATTGATGCCTATTCAGGCGTTTGTGGTTGAAACACAGATAACAGGCTCACAGAATAATATTAACCAAATAGAATCACAGGCCACCTTCGGAGGCGGTTAAAACTAAACATCATGGAACGCAAACTAATACACCTGACAATTGACGAAATGGATGATGAAACCCGCGTTGAAAAGGTTTCATTCGTTGACGATCCCGCAATCAAGCGCGACTGGATGGCATTCAGCAAGCAACCACACGCATTCAAGATACAAGATGCGGATAGGCGCATAGTGTCGGGTGCATTAATGGTAGCAGGGCAACCAATTTACCGAAGAGCAAAGGACGGTGAAGAGTATTACGTTCTGTTCAGCGCGGACGCTATCAAGAAGATAGTTTACAAATTCATGCGTGAGGGTCGGTTGTCTGAGGTTAATCAGATGCACGAAACAGATGTCAAGGACGTGTTCATGTTTGAATCGTTCATCATTGATGCGACCCGTGGAATCAAAACACCCGAAGGCTTTGAAGAGTTACCTGACGGCTCGTGGTTCGGTTCATTCAAGGTCGATGATGATGAGACATGGGCAAAGGTCAAGGACGGCACATTCAGAGGTTTCAGCGTGGAGGGAATCTTTGACGAAGCGGTTGAACGCACGATGGATGAACGCATAATCCGCGAGATCATGGAGCAGATCAGCGGGGCAAATGGTACACTTTGAAACAATCGAATATTTACTAAAAAACAAGCTATGAATATTTCAGAAGAAATAAAGGCAAAGATGCCCGCTATCAAGAAGCTATTGTTCGGCTCAGTTCAGAAATTCGTTGACGCGAAACTGGTTGACGGAACGATAGTAAGGATTGAACCCGAAGTGGCCGTTGGCGCAACCGTTCAAGTGATCGGTGCAGATGGAGAGTTGCTACCCGCACCCGATGCACAACATCAACTTGAGGATGGAAGCGTTGTAAGCACAGAAGGCGGTTTGATCCTTGAGGTCATCGCAGCACCTGTAAAGGAGATTGAAGTTGAAGAGGTAATGGATGCTGCACCCGCTGCACCTGCACCTCCACAGTTGAACATGGAGGACATTCAAAAGGCCGTCATGGGAAAGGTTGCAGGCGCAATTACCGAACGAATCAACAATTTGAAGTTTGCAAGCGAGGCCGATGTTGCAGACCTAAAGAAAGCGGTCAACGAATTGGCCGACCTGTTCGAGAAGTTTGTGGCAACACCAACTGAGCAGCCGACCAAGAAAGTAGAGAACTACTTTAAAACAGACGAACCAAACGACAACCTCAACAAGTGGTTGCAACTACGATCCACAAAAAAACAATCTAAAAACTAACTACAATGGCAAGCGCATTTAACGTAGCTGGACTGGTAAATTACATCGAGGAGAATGCGTTCCCTTTGATGGCAACAACCGTCAACACAGCAAAAATGATGAATCTTGTTGAGGTTATTCCAAACGTGAAAACCCCAACGAAACTACCTCTACTTTCTCAATCGGTTTACTTCCAAGCAGATGGTTGTAGCTTTGATGCAAGCGGTACTACCGTTTTCACACAAAGAACGCTCACTCCTGGTAAGTTCAAGGTGAACGTAGAATGGTGTCCAAAGGATTTGGAGACTAAGTTCTTCGCAACCAAAATGAAGGCAGGGGCGCACATGGAGTCTGTAGAGCCTGCAGAGGTATTCGCTAAGATGACCGAGAACTTGCTTGCTCAAGTTGGTTCTGAAATCGACAAATACATTTGGCAAGGTAGCGTTTCTGCACCAACGGCCAACAACGGTGCGTTTTGGGATGGTTTCATTACCACAATCGGAAGCGGTTACATCAATGCAAACCTTGGAGGCACACCATTGACCACAGCTTTCACCGCTGCAAACGCTCAAGAGATGGCGTTCAGGTTGTACAACTCACTTGCTACGGCAGGTCTGACATCGAAAAGCGACCTGATCGGATTCGTAGGTTACGACACTTACGCTGTGCTTGTTCAAGCATTGGTTGTTGGAGGTTCAACTTACGGTACTGTTCTCAATGCAGGCGTGAAAGGAACTGTTGACACGGAATCTGCCGAAGGTCTTATCTTCAACGGTATTAACCTGAAATTCATTCCAGTTCAAGGGTTGACAGGAACTAAGAAAGTGTACGCAGGATCTGCATCACAGTTCTTCATCGGTGTTGACGCTGAATCAGACTTCTCTTCATTGGAAGTGTGGTACTCGAAAGATGACCGAAAGGTGAAGGCCGCATTGGAAATGAAGGTCGGCACACAGGTTGCCTTCCCTGCTGAAATCGCTGCAATCGTTCTTTAACTAATCAAGGGGTGGGCTTCGGTTCACCCCTTTTAAAACACTCAAAAACATGGCTTGCGCATTAACACAAGGATTTACATTAGGGTGTAAAGAGGACATTGGAGGCATCAAGTCTGTCAGGTTTGCGGCTCTTGCTGATTACGTTGCGATGAACGCAACGGTGACCACGGGCGCGATCGTTTCATTCTCGGCAGCTACTCAGTCATTCCGAAAGTATGAGTTGACGAAGGAAGAGAGTATGTTCAGCGATGACCCGACAGCGGGCAACCGAAATGGATCATTGCACTATGTACCTTCGCTTACTTTCGTGCTTCGTAAACTGGAAGTAACCAAACGTAACGAGATGCAACTGTTGGCTAAGAATCGCGTAGTTGCGATCATTGAAACGAACGAAGCAACACCGCAGTATTGGGTGGCAGGTTACGCCAACGGGCTAGACTTCGCTTCAGGAACGGGTGCAACTGGCACGGCATTCGCAGATCTTAACGGGTACACAATGACCTTCAATGGACTTGAGCCGAATCCGATGATCTCAATACCATCTGCACTACTTGCCTCGATCACGGCATAACGCATATTAACGATTTAAGAAAGCCCTGCATGATGTAGGGCTTTTTTTTTGAAACAAAACCACCTAATCTTATATTTAAGTAAAAGCAACCAATGGCAACTACACTCGTAAACGCTACTTTGACCACGGTAATAACCGAAACGGTCACTATCAACGGAAAGAATCAGGGCAGCACCAACACGCTCACCGTTGCCAACATCAGCGAAGTGGACAATAGGATAGTGACCATACCTACAAGCGAAGTGACCGTAGTTAACTACGGCACAGCGGTTGCGGCAGGTACGTTTGTTCGGTCGGCTATTGCATATCTTCGCATTACGAATAAGGATGACACTAATTTCGTTAAGATCAAGATAGTACCAACCGCTGACACACCTGTTTACATTCAGTTGCAAGCGGGTAAATCGTTTGAGTTGCACAACGGTAATATTGAAGTAGCTACTCCGTGGGCTGCATGGGATACAATCGCCTCAATTACGGCAATAGCAGATACAGCGTCTGTTGATATTGAGTATTTCATTGCCTTGACATAATGATTCGGATAACGAAAGGACAGGCCAATCTTGTTGTTGTGACCACTACTGAGAAGGGAACGGCAGCGCATTACCTATTTGCCTTTCAGAACCTGACATCAACGGAAACGAAGTACTGCATTGCAGACGATACAAGCGCGTTCCAAGACCGCTACAATGCGTTCACCATTACCGAAACGACCACACCGACTGCAACCAACGCGCAGGTTAAATTGACATTGGAGGGCGAATGGCACTACACCATCTACGGACAGGCAAGCGCGAGCAACCTTAACCCGACTGGATTGACCGTACTTGAAACGGGGATGTGTATAGTGACGGGGACAACAACCGCAACACCGACATATACTGGCAACGATAACCAATTAATAAGCGTGTACAATGGGTAAGACGGCAGTATCGGTATTGGAGTTCCAAGCGCACAAAGTACCTGAATTTAAGGAGCAGGCGAGCAAAGATTGGATTTTGTACGGAACGGAAGCACCGTGGATCAACCGTTATCCCGATTACCTTCTCCACATCTACGACCGTTCAGCCAAGCACTACGCTATTGTCAACGGAAAAGTGGACTACGTTATCGGTCAGGGCGTAAGCGTCAATGACAGGGGATTGAACACCGAACAGGTGGCAAAGTTGTCGAAGTTCATTAATGAACCGAACCCGATGCAAAGCCTCAATGATTTGATTGCGATGTGTTCGCTTGATCTTGAGATATTCGGAGGGTTTGCTTTGGAAATCCTTTACGACAAGAAGGGCAAGATGGCCGAAATATACCATGCTGAGTTCGCCAAGTATCGGGTGAACAAGGACGGTAAAACTTTCTACCATTGCGATGACTGGAAGAAAGCAAAGGCCGACACCATTACAACCATACCTGCATTCGATTGGAACAAGCCAAGCGGCAAGCAACTACTTTATATCAAGGCGTATCACCCGAAAGCTGACCATTATCCTTTGCCGCCATATTTAGGCGCAATCCCTTACATTGAACTGGATAGCGAGATTGCAAACTTTCACCTGAACAGCGTCAAGAACGGGTTCATGGGGGGAACTGTTTTCAGCTTCAATAACGGCCAACCGACCGAGGAAGAGCAAGAGAAGATTGAAGAGAAGATTGAGGAGAAGTTCAGCGGAACGGACAACGCCAACAAGATACTTCTGTTGTTCAACGACAGTAAGGAGCAAGGCGTTCAGATTGACCCGATGTCATCGAATGGATTTGAGGATAGGTTCGACATTCTGAACAAGACCGTACAACAGGAGATTTTCAGCGGCCACCGTGTCGTTGATCCTGCACTATTCGGCATCAAAGAGGAAGGAGTATTCAGCGGAAGAACACAGATCCGTGACAGCTACGAACTATTCAAGAACACTTACGTTCGTGCGCGTCAAGCGTTCATCATTGACATCTTCAATGAGTTGGCCGCATTGAACGGATTTGAAAAGCGTCTATCCATCATTGACAGCGAACCGATAAGCGAAGGTTACAGCGAAATGACAAAGGTTAGCGTGATGACCCGTGACGAGATTCGTGAGGCGGTAGGGTTGCCACCATTGCAGCCTGCTCAAATAGCTACGGAGTTAAAACTTGCAGCGGAGGATAGCGAAACTGAAAACCGAATTGCAGACGCATTTTCAACCGTTGGGCTTAACCTTTCGGAATGGGAAGTTGTAAAGCCCCTTAGACATTGCCATTTCCAAAACGAAAAAGAGTGGATGGCATTCGAGGACGGCATTAAGAAATACGGCTTTGAATCCGATCCGTTTTTGATGGGTGTATTGAACGCTATAAAAGAGAATCCAATTGTCACCTATTCGGCAATCGCTGAATTGCTTGGAACATCTGTTGACGTAGTAGCGCAAGGTGTCATTGAGTTGGCGCGTCAGGGGTTGTTGACGGTTGGCAGTCAAACGGTCGCAGGAGGCACGCAAATTGCCTACGAAGTAAGTAAGAACGGATTGAGCGAACTAGCAAAAGCAAAGCCGATGGGCGTGTCGTTCAAAATCGCTTATCGCTACGTGAAAAGCCAAGAGGCCACAGGTGCGGATGTGTTACCTACAACCCGGCAATTCTGCCGTAAAATGATAGCAAGCAGCGAATCAAGGCTTTGGACTTCGGAGGATATTCAGGCTATTTCGATGCGAGAGGATAGAAACGTGTGGATGCGTAGAGGCGGCTTTTGGACGCGCAAAGGAACGGACGTTACTACATCATATTGCCGTCATTCATGGGAATCAGTCATAGTTAAATCTAAGGTGTAATGGCAACGGCTCTATTCATATCGGAGGACTTTCTAAAGGACAACACTCAGGTGTCAAAGAACGTTGACATCAAGTATATCAAGGAGGCTATTCTTTGGGCGCAGGATAGCGAGATTCAGACCGTAGTTGGAACGACCTACTACAACACGTTGATAGCTTACGTCATTGCAGGCACTTTAGCAGGTGTTGATAAGTCCTTGATGGATAATTACATTCAGCCTTGCCTAAAGCATTACGTGACGGGCGAGTGTATCCGTATGGCTCACTATAAGATAACGAATAAAGGGCTTCAAATTCAGAACAGCGAGCAGAGCAGCCCCGCGTTCAAGTCAGACGTTGATTACATCTGCGAAAGCGAATTGAATAAGGCGCAATGGTATAAGCAAAGACTTGTAAATTACCTATGCGAGAACTCCACATTGTTCCCTGACTACGCTAATCCCGATAGCGGGCTTGATGTGATACAACCGAGCAACAACGCTTTCAAATCGCCTATCTTTTTAGGCCGAACCAAATTCGTTGAAACATTGCAGCAAAAGTATCGAGATGAATAAGCGTGGCCGATCATTCAAGAACATACAACTATTAAAAACGTACCTACGTGCTACTGACACTCAATCAAGTAATAAGCCAAATAACGACACTTGCAGCGGCTCACAGTCAGATCGCGGCAAGCGGAGTAGGTGACTTTGCGGAGTGGCAGGCCGAAGAAAGGAACTATCCTTTGCTTTGGGTGTTCCACGAGACCACAAACGTAGGCAACCGCGAACTAGTTTATTCTATTCGTCTCATCTGTGCCGACAGGGTAATAACAGGCGAAGAGGGCGAAGATACGGACGGAATGGAGCAAGAGGTGTTGAGCGATACGTTGCTTATCCTATTGGACTTCTTGGCCTACTTCCAACAACAACATTCTCAGACTTACACGGTTATTCCATCGGCCACAATTGACCCGTTTACCGAGCGATTCAATGACAGGGTAGCGGGCAATAGCATGGTCATTCAGATTCGCCAACCTTTCACATGGGATGCGTGTCAGATTCCGCAATCGGGCGCAACCATTCCGCCAACGGTTGACGGGCTTACGCTTTACGACTTCTGCGATCCGTCTGTGATTGCGAGGTTAACAGCCGAACAGGTGGCGTGTCTTGAGGCTGAGTACGCCCTACCTTGCGCAGACGTAACCCAACAGGTCAACGGCACGACCATAGGCACAACCGTAAGCGGTGGCACGAATAACCAACTTATCCGCAACACGGCAGGAACGGCAGTAGGCACTTCGGCCAATCCATCCATCGTAGCCAACTCAACCTACACGCTAAAGAAATCAGGAGGCACGACTATTAGCACGGGTTCGATAGCAGCCGAGGCAAGCGCGAACATCACAGCACCTGATGCGACCGCTGTAGTTAAGGACACGGCAAACAACACCATCTCAACTACACCGATACAATCGGACTCAAGCGCGAATATAACCGCACCTGATGGCACGTATTCGCTTAGAGACACAGCTTCAAACGTTCTCGGAACGGGTTCAATCCGTTCGGGTCAATTGGCGGTTGTCATCACCGCACCTGATGCAACGGTCACGATCAACGGGGCTTCACTTGGAGCAACGGGAACGATACGAAGCGGAGGTTCTGAGGATTTGGACGTATTGCAGGGCGGAGTAGCAGCAGGAAGTTGGAACGGTTCGGCTTGGATCATTCCTACGTGTCCTGCCGCCCCTTCGTTATCAGTAGCACTAAGCGACACAACTCCGAACTTCGGTGACGTTGTATTGATCACGGCAACACCGACAGGCATAACACCAACGAGTTACACGTTCATTATACCATTGAAAGATGGCACATTGACGCGTACAACGCAAGCGGGAAATACCTTGAACTGGACGGCAGTTTACACGGGTGCGCAAAAGATAAGCGTGGAGGCCACGAACGGGTCGGCATGGGTAAGCGATGATGTGGATGTTACGGTCAGCTATGTCATTGCAAACGGGCTTATATTGAACGGCACGAACTGGCTATCAACGGCTAACGGCACATTCAACAGACTATTGAACGCGAATATATGGCAGATGTCAATGTGGTTCAATGCAACGTCACTTGCGAACCTGCCGATCATATTCGCGGGTACGGCATCAAATATGTTCGTTGAAGTGGATGCTACTCACGTTTATGTCAATGTCGGGGGTGTTCTCAGGACGTACAATCAGGTTGTTTCAACGGCAACTCGTTACAATTTGGTCATTCAAAAGACGGCACTCGGAAACAACCTTACCGTATATCTTAACGGGGTTGCGTTGGCACTTACAAGCGGAAGTTCTGGCGACCTATTGCCACTTAACCAAGGCGCGTACATTGGCCGATATTGGTCGGGTGGATTTGAGTTGAGTGGAAAAATTAAAGACGTATCATTTTTCAACTCCTTTAATTCAAGTCTCGCACAGGTCACGGCTTACTACAATGCAGGTAGCGGTTCACACCCCGTTACATTGGGGCAGTTTCCAGATGTGTGGTATTGGCTTGAATCGAACCCGAACGACTACGGACGTTTAGGCATCAACGCCACAGCCGCTAATTCACCTACTTACGGAGCATTCTAATGTATCAGATACACCACGCCAATCCAAATATTGAGGGGGTCATTCCTGTTGAGTTCACACTTAAGGACGGCACAACCGCCTACGTTGTGTCTGACCATGACCTGATACCTGACATTCAATTTGACACCGTTGAGGGTTATCACGAATGGCTGAACGAAAACATTGAACGACCTGAACTGACATGACCAATGATTGACATAATGGACACTATATCACATGGAATGTCTGCCCTGCTAGGTGGTGCGGGCGGATTACTCGGAGGCGTTGCAGCCGAAAGACGAGCGGCTAAATCAGAGGCCGTTCAGGAACTCAGGATGCTAAAGACCGAGTACAAGGAATTTGCCGATTACACCCGCGAAGAACTGGACCGAAGCCGCGAAGATCGTAAGGACTGTTTGAGTGAGAATGAGCGGATGAAAAGTGAGATTGACGTATTAAAAGTGTCGGTAAATAAACTATCAATGGCAATTCACAATGTAATTGAAACACCAAAGACCAAGCGCAAACCATTGAACCCTAACACATGAACCAACTCGAAAAGATACACGATGACGGCAAAGGCAATCTGTCATGGATGCGCGTGGCCTGTTCGGTTGCTTTGCTAACGGGAGTTCTTGCTATCTTCATTCAGTTGCTCACCGCCTGTGCCGTGGTATTCTTTACAAACAAGGGAATGGAAGAACTGACGCATATTGAGTGGATGCAACCGATAGCTTTGATAGGTCTATCATTCACGGGCAAGGCGGCACAAAAGCAAATTGAAAAAGATGGCAAAGGTTAAGCAAGCAAGCGCGGTCACTTTCAGGCCAAAGACGCGTAATAAGTTAGGTCGGCATAAGAAATCCCCGAATAAGCATAGCGTGACTAAGAAATATCGGGGACAAGGGAGGTA